CTTGGTCGCCTGTGTTTTCTCCCGAAGTATTCCCAAGAAGTGTTATATCAGCGTCGGTAACATAATTGTCATTAGCCCCAAGAGCAGGGGCAAATCCAGTATGTCCTGCACTTGCATAATCTAATTGTGAAAAAGAAGCATGGGCTGTTGTATCCCCTGTATCTGTGTAGTTCGCAGCGTTTATTACTGCAGGGGCTTGTGAGGCAGTCCAATCAACTTCTACGTCTTTAGTAAAGCCCATAGTAGTTATATCTGCTTCAACTAATTGGGTGTTTGTATCAGTGTAATTCCCTGCGTGAATGTTAGTCGCTCCTCTATCTGTCGTCCAATCAAGATGTTCATTAGCTGCGAAATTTGTTAATGCGTCGTGGTCAATATCAGTTGTTAAATTGTGAGTGTTGGTTAAAACGTCGTGGTCTATGGCTGTGCAATCAATTCCAATCCCTATCCAATTCCCACCATCTGAATAAGTCAGAGGGGCAGTAGTTCTTATCACACCATCACTAAAAGTAGCCCCTATATAATCAGCGGTAGCCGCAGCATCAACTTTTACTTTTTCATCAGTTCCACCAGCACCAGCAGTATCATCAACATATTTTTTATTAGCGATATTATTTGGTAGCGTCGGTGTAGCGTTGATATTCCCTTGTAGAGCTTCGATGTCTTTCCGAACTGCGAAGTCATCCAGTATCCCTGCCGACTTATTCCCATCAGAATAACTTGTTCTATCTTTAGGTTGATTAAAAATATTACTTACGGTCTTCTTGGCCATCTTAGGCCGACGTGATTAATTCCGCCGCTCCGCTTTTTGTTGGGTTGAAATAAAGTTTTGCACCACTAAGAAATAAACAACCTGCATCTCCCAAGAACCCACTATCTTTCGATGGGACTATTAACTCACTCGGAATAACAACGTCTCCAATTACTTCTCCCATTATGCTCCCCTCTCCGCTTTAAATACTGCATTCTGCCCGTTCCCTAAGTAAACAATATGAATTACGTCCGTTGTTGCCGCGAGGTTTAATGCTTCAACTGCAACTTCTACTGCGTCCGCGTCTGCACATATTACTGGGGCACTTGCAGTTATATCACCTGCCATTCTTCACCTTCTTCTTTGGTTTAATTACTTCTTTTGGTTCCAAAACTTTAGTAACTTCAAAACTCTTAGCCATCTCTACAATCTGAGCGTTAGGCTTTCCCTCAGTTGTTCCCACAAATTTCTCAACCTGCTCCTTAGAAGCGTCTTTGAATTTCAAATAATAAGAAGCGTCATCCTGAACAGAAGGTTCTTGAGAATTATTCCCTGCATTAACTTCATTCGCTCCTCTGAACATTCTTTGGTCGTGCTGCCTTTGTAAATCGGTTGTCATAGAACTATGCTGCTGTGATTACATGGATGCCTTCGGGGTCAGTTACTTGCAACTGCCCTACTTCCCATGCTCTAATCACGGTTTTAATTCCCGGTTCACTGATAAGTGCAGAGGTGATTGCCTTTACCGGCGCTTTCCATGTAGCAGACCCATACTTTATCATGACTGGTTGGTTAGCAGTTATCGCCCTGCTTCTAATAATTGTCAATCCACAAATCTGCCCTACCTTTCCATTAGAGACAACGTCAGCAGTCTTGAATGATGGGTTATTGATTACCTTAGTATTCATTAAAAGGTTCGTGTAGTCCTCCGGGTGCAGCAAGAGATACCCTCCTTCTAAGATGTCGTAGTCATCTACCGCGCAGTATTCAATTCCATGTAATATGTCACCGATAGGGTCTCGTAGTGCGATTGTTGCATTGTCCCATGTAGCAGAGGCCCCAACAGTATTAACCCCAGTAGCCCCACTTATCCCTGTATGAATTGCAGTATCTACTGCATAAGCCACAGCCTGAGCCACTCTCTTTATTGTTCGTGCTTGAACATCAATAGCGTCAGTCATCCTATCCTCCATAAAGACCGTTCCTTCTCCACCATACTTAACATGAGGAGCAGACTTCTTTGTCCAGTTTGGTTCGAGGTTAGGAAATTGTGCACCTCTTGGAATTCCAGTAACAGCAGACCCAGTCTTCCCAGTTAGGACGGTTGCGTCTTCAGCATAATAACTCTCAGTCCAGTTTGCAGAACTCACTTGAACACAAACTTGTTTTAACTTATACATTTGTTCAGCGTAACCCTTAATAGCTCTCTCAATATTCTCCCCTCGTATTCCCCCAGAGCCGACTGTAAAATTTGTTGGTGCCATTCTATGACCTCACCCTGATAACTTCCGAAGCGTCACCAGTTTCTAATGCTTGTCCAATAACTTTCCCTTCTTCAACTTCTGTCGTTACTGCGTCCCTGATTAAATTTGCTCCTGACAAAACAACTAATGCCCCAAGTGTTACTTCCGCAGTTGAGCACTTCATATCAAAAACATTATTAGAATTTGGAACATGAACACTTATCTCCGTGGAAGTATCTCCGTTTGTTGTGACTTTGTCCGCAGCCGCCACTCCTGCATAAACATCAACTCCCGAACTCGCTGTTACTGTATGAGGGTCTGATGATAAATTCAAAAGAGTTCCCTTAGAAATAGCAGTTGCCGAGTCACAAGTAAATCTGATTGGGTTCATCCCACTTAATTCAACAACATCAGCTTCATTTGCCATGTATTCGGTTAACCGAATAACTATTTAAGGCTTTTGGTTATAGGAGTTCTTTTGGGATAACCTCATCAAAGGCAGAATTAGGGTCTTTCTTCTTTGTAATCTTATAATTGAACTCATCTGCCTTTGTTCCAAGAGCCATCGTAGATACTCCGGGGAGATAAGGTAGTAGACGAGGCTTCCACTTCTTCCTATCTATTGGAGGTTTTAGTCCGAGTTTCTTCCGAAGATATTTAAATAAAATAGTCCACTTCCCACCATACGCTTTAAAGTCTGTTCCCGGCTTTATTAATTCCATTACTGCCTTCTCATGTTCAGCAGGGAAGACAATCTCATATAACTCAACAGGTCGAACCATCAGTTGAACCATCCGCTTCTCAGGTTTCCCAGTCTTCTTGTTCTTACAATCCATAGGTAGATAAACATTATTCAACGCCTCTCTCCAATTGCGGACTGCGTCAAGAATTCCACGAGTTAAGACGTAGAGGTGCATTTCTTTAACGCCTCTTTACTTCCCTCAACAATTAAAGAATTAAAAAATATCCCTTCCTCACAAGTTTTAATCGCAGCTTCTGCTTTTAGAATTTCTGCATTTAAACTCTCAGGAGTCAAAACCATCTTCTTTCATGGGATTTACTTCGCCTCTGTCAAGTTTGTCTGCGTATTCCTTATCAGTAAGTTCTTTTGGTTTCTCAGGTTCTCCGCCTGCGGTTGCTTGTCCCCCAACCATTCTCTCCGCCTCAAAATCTTCCTTACGCTTTTGCAGTTTCTCCTCTCTCTCAAGCAGTTCCGCCTTTCTCTCATTTATAGACTTCGCCTCTTGTAGTGAGGTAGGTTTCTCCTCTTTTTTTTCCTCAACCTTCTCTTCAACTTTCTCTTCTTCCCTTTGAACTCCTCTTTGAATTACCATATAATTATAGTGTGTGTGTGTTTATAAACTTATGTATCATATCTCATTACCAAATTACCGAGGAGGACGGGCTCAGAGATGCCCTCTGAGATTAGGACGGACGCAGATATTCCTTACAATGCTTCTATTAAGACCTTCTCTAATTCCAAATCCTTTTTAGATTTGTCTACGTTAGCAAGTAGGGCGGCTTTGAATGGGATTAACATTGGGTTTATATCCACAGACGTTCTTACTAATGACTCTGCTGTTACTGCCCATCCATTTATTTTATTAATTTCAGAAAGGGCTTGGCTCTTTGTCATAACTTTTGCCTTTACTGCTTCTCTAAGTTTCCGCGTTGTAAATCCTAACCCTGTTAATATATTGTCTTCTGCCAACCAAACCATTAAGACGTTTGCTCCCATCACCGCACTTGCTCCCTTTATTACTGACGCTGTTGTTGCAGTTGCTCCACCTATTAGTCCCATTAATGTTGCTCCTGCTCCAATAACTAATCCTCCTCCTGCGATTGCGATTGCGTTTGTTAAAAACTCTTGTTGTTCTGCTGTGAGTTCTACTGCTATCGGTTGGTCGGTTAATCCTCCTACTATTGATTTTCTTGTTACCCAATCAACGAGGTCTTGTCTTCCTAAATCCCTAAATATGTCTTCCCAATAATGCTGCCACTCCGAACGTTCCTTATCTGATAGTGTGCTTAAGAATGTATCTATGTCTTGTCCCGGCGGGTTTATTCCTAACATATCTTCTAATGCTGCTTTAACTTCCGGAATTCCATAACTATCAAATACATAAGCACCTCTCCGAACCGCTGGGTCATCGTCGGGTGTAGGGGTTGGTGTGGGCTCTGGCTCATCGGGTTCCGGTTCTTCTTCTTCCTCTTCTTCTTCCTCTTCTTCTTCCTCTTCTTCTTCCTCTTCTTCTTCCTCTTCTTCTAATGTCCAGTTAAAAGTCTTTGATAGAGCAGTTTGACTAATTGTATAATTTAAATAAGATTTATCTATATACCCATTTCTTCTCATTTCAATTTTATAAGTTCCGGGTTCTAATCTATAATCATTAATTGGGGTTGAACCAATATAATCATCATCGATATATACACTTGCCTTCGGGTCACAATTAAAATCTACTAAACAAACCATCTTATTTTACCTTCACTTGTGGTAGAGTTATCCCGATTGCTGCGGCAATGATAGCGATAACTGCGGTTCTCATGGTTCCATTAATTCCATTCATAATAGCGAATATTTCTATTGCTGTTAAACATACAATTCCACATGCAATAATTCTCCAGTCTATTTTCTTCATACTTGTTTTCCTCCCAATGTCGCTTTAGTGTCGCTCGGTTTAGTTTGGTTCCCTTCTTTAGTTTCAGTCTTTTGTAAATCCTTTTCCAGTGAAGCTGGTTTCTCTAATGTTACGTCGAGGTTTAGTTGAACTTTGATTTGCTTTACGATGTCCGCTTGGTCTTCCGTTGTAACTTGTTGGAAGGCGAAGTATGCCATCTTTACTCCTGCCTCTGATGTCCCACTTACGTCTCCCAGTAGAACCTTAGGAACTCCTGCACTTTGGAAGAATGAATTGTTAAGTTGCTCTATCCATGCCCTTGCTTCTGCGATTGCTCCTGCTTGCATTACAACCGGGGTTGCCTTTACAGAACCCATCGCTACATAAATGTTTTCCGCGCCCTGTGACGCCGCGTCCTTCTGCGCTTTGAACGCCTTGATTTTTGTTGGGTCATCCGTATTGAGTTCAAATATAAAATAAGGTTTGATATGCCTGTGCATTAATGTTTTCATGTCTGCCATCGCTTCGTTCCTCATTAAAATTATTGTGATAAGTTTCTCCGTTAATGATGTTCCATGTATTTCATCAGCGACCCTGTTTCTTGGTAGATAGAATATTCTGTCTTTGTTAAATCTTCTCCATCCCTTCTCTTTCCTTTGTTCAAATGCAACAAGTCTACCTTTTGAATTTGTGACGTGACGCATTGTTCCCGGACTGAGAGGTTTTATGTTAATGAGTTTCCCATTCTTCCGAATTATCTCAGCGTAGGCGTCGCCCCCAATCTGATTAACAATAATCATGTTCTCCATTATTGAGTCGAATGTATCTTTGCCCCATCCGTTGATGGCTTTTATTCTGTTCTCGTCTCCCTTAAATCCTTTCCCGATTGTGTAGGTTGCCTTTGCATTTATGACTGATTGCAGTTCAGGGATTTGTTTGTAGTATGCGAACCATTGCGTCCAGTTTGTATTCTCCCAATATTGTTCAGCGTCGGTGTCTTGTGCGTCTACTGAATAATCTGGGTCTGCGGTTGCGAGGTCGCTTGCTTCTGATGTGTTTATATTTTGTGCCATTATGCTATTATGTTTAAATCATCTAGAGCGAGGTTTGTTGTCCCACTTGCTCCGTTTGGATGAGTGTTAGTTCCTGCGTCTGTTATTTGTGAAACTGTATTGTTAAGGCATATATTACCTATAATTATATTTTTATCTCCTGATATAATATCAATTCCTTTATTTGAATTTTGAATATTGTTTGATGAAATGATATTGCCGTCGGATGTTGTTAATTTTATTCCGTCCGTTGTTACGCTAATCATAGTGTTTCCAGTTATGGAATTTTTATCGCTATCTACTAATTGAACTCCTGCGTCTGCTCCATCATAAGTATTTGAATTGATTACAGAATTTAAAAGCCCTGTTCCCCTTACTTTTCCTGTTAAAATATTTGAAGATATATTTAGGTACTCTCCTCCTGTTACTATATAGACTCCGCCTATCCTATTGTTTACGAACATATTAGAGTCGCAAGAAGTTAATTTTATATCTCCACCTTCCATAAAACAATTTGATACTTTGTTATAATGAGATTGCCCTATCCATTCCATTGTGTGTGAACTTATAGAGCCATGTAGCCAAATGTTATCAAATAATGAGTGGTACATCTTTTGGGAATATACGTTTCTTGTGTACATGCTTGTTTGGACTGTTCTATTCCCTTCTAATTTTAAATTTTGAATGATTATGTTTGAGACGTTATCTGTCCCATTTCCTATTTTTATTAAAGAGTGGGTTGCTTCTGCTCCTAAATCTAAAGCATTTATAATTGTTCCATAACCGACCCCTGTTAATGTTGTGTTTGAGGTTGTAATTAGAATATCTGTCGAAATATTGTAAGTCCCTCCTTTGATAAAAACCTCTCCTCCCGTCGCTGGTAACATACTAATAGCGTCTTGGATATTATCTGTGTCCCCACTTCCATCGAGAGCCACAATAATCGTTCCCATTCCTTTTCTTATTTGCCCTCCGCCTTGCTCAAACTCTTTACTGTGTGGGAATATATTTTTTGCGCCCGGAATTTTCAAAGCCATTTAAACTCCCATGAAGTCTTGCACGTCTGCTTTTCCTAAGACTTCTTTTATTTTTCCCATTTCAAATAGATGAACATTAATCATATCTTCTGCTTCAACTCTCGAAGTGTAGCTACTCATATCATAACCAATCCCCTCAACTGCTCCACTTCTCTCGCAGTATTCCGTAAGCATTGGACTAACAGAAGCTCCTGAGATTGTAGCCCAGTTCCCAACTAAATCATATTTTGTAAGAGCACATAGATAGCCTTCTGCCTGTTCAATAAATGGGTTTACGTCTACAGTCCCGTCTGATATGTTTGAGCTCACGTTTGCCCCACATTTGATAATAGTTCCTGCTGATAATGCTAATGTTCCTGCCATTAACCTCAATTATGCCACCCATATTTTTAAACCTTTCTGTTTCGCGCACCAAGCCGCCCTAATCAATCCTTCTGTGATATGTGAGTATTCCCCCATGATTTTAGATTTTCCCCCAATCTTTTCACATTGAATAGATTTGAGACTTCGCTTAATTTCTTCATTATCAAATAGTTGGAGTTCTCCTCTTTCTCCCATGACTAACAAATTCATATACATATCATCCTTTAATAATCCTTTCTCTTTCCCTTCATCATCAATAAACCTACGTGCATTATTTAACGCGATGATTTTTCTTTTTACTAAATCGTTAAGTAATAGATGGTCGAAGACGCCCACTCCCATACCTCCATCATCAAGACCAATCTTATTAAATTTGTATTTCTTTTCAAGATAAATGATTTTATCCTCAGTATCAGTTGTCCGGGTTTTTTGAGTAGTTTCGTGGTGCACTTGTCTTAATCTTTCTTTCGTTCCCCCAAGAACTTCAAACGAACTTTCATCCTCTCCCATACCTGCAATATCAACTCCGAGAAATAGGTCTCCCACAACTGAGTGTGATTGTGGGAGAGTGCAAACGGATTTAATCCAATTCGTAGTAAAGACGCGAGTTAAAACATCAGAGAATTCTCCAAGTATTTCCTGTGTGTATTTTGCTTTTGAAAATCTTCTCTTTGCGCTGTCTATGACTTTTTGTATATTTACTTTTATTATCCCACTTCTTAAATCACGGACTGCTTCGGTTGAGATATGGAATGAGGTATATGTTGGGTCTTCAAACGAGTCATGGAAATATCCCTCTCTCCCTAATGGTGTGCTCAACAACCATGTGTCCCCACCTGTTACAGTTAACATCGGTGCGACAGCAGTCCATACATCATCATTAATAAACGCTGCCTCATCTGCTATTAATAAATCGATTGTGTGCCCTCGTATTCCATACCCACTATCCCCAGTTGGTAGACATAATATTCTTGAACCATTCTTTAATTTGATTTCCTTCTTAGTCGGTCGCCCACTTATACATTTCTTATTTCTTGCAAAGATATATGAAAGAACTTTCTCGAATAACAAATAGGCTGAACGCTCAACTGAAGCTACTACCATGATAACTTTATTCTTATGCTTCATGGCAAACTCTCCTGCCTTGATTGAAACAACTGTAGACTTCCCAACTTGTCGGCCTGACCTAACACAAATATTCCCCGGCGTTGCAAGTATCTTCTCTTGCCACGGGTCTAAACTTTTCCACGGCTTTAATATATCGTATTTCACATTACTCTAAAGATGCAATCGAATACACCATTGAATCTTTTCTCCTTTTCTTCTAATCTCTGAATTGCAGCATCACTCATGCTTTTGGGTTTGGCCTGAATGAACTTAATCATCCTATTCTCAAATGAAATACAAATAATATCTACTGGACTTCGAGACCCTGCAGTTCGTTGGCATATATCGAACCCTCGTGCCTTGTGTTCGTGAACGAGTTTATATTCATACCGACGCCCCTTAATATAGTTTGTATTTGGCATATTAGTTCCCCAAAGCATTTAAACATTCTAAGTATTCTCCTGCGGTTCGTTTAGATATTCCCCAGTGTATCATGAGTTCTAATCGTGTCTTAATATTTAATCTCTTTGACTCTTGTATTCTCCATAATCTTTCTGATGAGTTTGTCATACAGTATGGTGTGTGTGTATGTATTTAAATCTTTCTATTAAGAATACAGCTTAGCTTAGCTATAAGCTCCTTTTTAAGTAGCCGCTCCCCTACTCTCAGACTTAAAAAAGAAAGCTTGAGCTCTTTTAGTAATATGCTTACATCGGATATAGTATACACACACCACTGTTTATTTAAGGTATTATTCACGTTACTTTGGGAGAACAACCGTCCTTTAAAATTTAATACGACGCTACGCAGAGGATAACACTCTCATGGGGTCACCCTGTAATCTATGTTAATAATATCAATTCATTAATATACATTCCGTTCCGTTTGTAATGTGCGAACGGATAAAGTTCGCACAATCTGGGATATTCCCACTTTCAGTTAAATTTATAAATCTGTTTTCACTTGGCTGAGTAGAACATCAGCCAAGCATTCTGCTATCAAGATAATGAAAGATTTATAAATTTGTCTTTATGCTCCGAGTGGAGCGAGGAGCAGGGGGGCAGTGCGAAGCTACTGCCCGGGGGGTTCTCCCTTGAGGGAGAAGGGAAGAGGGTGGCACATAAGCTAACCATAGAAGTAAAGCGAAGCGTGCTGATTAGCTACAGCATGGCTAAGCTAAGCTTAGCCTAAAGATAAGAGGGCTCCTGAGCCCGTAGCTCCCACGAACGAAGTGAGTAGGCTGAGCTACTGGCTGCCCAGCTGAGCCCGCTATTGAAAAGCGAGTGAGCGAAAAGTGAGCGAGCGGATTTGGGTTGGGTTGGGGTTTGGAGCAAGCACCCCCTCAGACAAATTTTAAAAATGATTATAAAACTTTGGGTTTACGCCAAAGTCATAAATGTGGGCTATGGACTTCCACCATATTTCAGTATTCCCCCACATCCTCAAATTAATGAGTTTGATTACCCTAATTCCTTCAGATACCAATGATAACTCTCAAGTATATCCACTCGTGGAGGATTAGCAACATTCCTAAACTCAATCTTCGTTAAGCACTGAGCAATTATACTATTCCCTCTCTCTGAAGCTACGCTCTTCTGCTTCTCGCCTGAGTTAGAACGCTCCCCTTGTTGAACTTCTTGTAAAACTCCGCTTGTATAAAGATTATTCTTCACAGCAGAAGTCATATCAACATTAGTAATATTTGTATACTCCCCTTTCTGTTGGATTGTAACCAATACTTCTCCACCAATACCTACATCCTTCTCAAGATAATCAACCTGTTGTGCCTGCCACTTTGTATTAAGTGTTGCTTCTTTGTT